CCGGCCTTGGCTCGAGGTCTTCATGCCCATGGCACGCTTGCGGAGTTCCGCGATCTTGTTCATCTCGGTTTCGAGACGTTTCGTGTTCGCGAACTGAAGCATCGAGGACGGGTCGACACCGTCAGCGATGCCGGCCTTGAGCATCCGCTGCAACTTCTGGGCATCAGTCCAGATCTTGTCGAACGACCTCGACGTGTTCGCGGTCATGCGTGCGAACGTGCTGTCGAGGTTCTGAGCGAACCCCTTCGCGTCACCGGCAAAGCCAGACAATGCCTGTCTGGCCTGGCCGGTGTTCACGGTGACAAGTGCAGAGATCTTCGAGAGATAGGATGCCATTTTCAGTCCCCACTTTTCTTTGCTTGCGTGAGTTTCGACAACTCTGCAATCATCTGCTCGTTTGTCTGGCGAGGACTAACGGCGGCGGGGATGAACGACTTGCCTGGCGGCACCCTCTTGTAGTTGCCACTTGCAGCACAAACGGTCTGGCAAATGCGGGCCGTCTGTTGCCACTGGTCTGGCAGAGGCCACCGCTGGTGGTACGCGTACCATTCAGCGAGTTCCTCCGAATCAATCTCTACAAGTAACTGCCTAACGGACATGCCGAGAGTGGCGGCCAACATGAAGTAGAACCGCCGCTCTGGCCTGTCCTCTAGTCTTTTCCCAACTCGTCAATAGCCTCGCCTGTGAACGCACTGTGAGCGAAGGCCTCGTTGAAGAGCCGATTGATGACGATGTTCGACTTCTTTCCCAGTGCCTCTACATCGGCATCTGTGAATAGGAGTTCCCCGTCTTCACCGCACAGGCTCGCCGCGAGGAACTTCACGCGGAAGTTGACCATGTTCTTTTCGGTGTAGCACGCCTCGAACTTGTCGCGTGCCGTGCCCGAGATAACTCGTAGCCCGACCTTGCCGCCCCACTCGGGAACATCAACGAACTTGATCTTGATGTCGTCTGCTGCAAGGATCGAACCCTTTGAAAGAATGCCCATGTGTTCCTCTACTACGGAGTACCTATAAACTGTGTCCACTGGAACTCTAGTGTACCTGTCACCACGGCTCCTGTGGAAATGTTCTCCGTAACCTGCGTCAGCAAGGCTCCGTTGAGGGACAAACTGTACCCGTTCGCGTCGAGGTACTGGAATGCATAAGACTGCCCGAGGTAGTTGCTCATGTTCACCCCAGTGCTTTCGCGGGTGTACTCCACCGACATCGTGGCCGTCCCCGCGTAATCACCGGTCGGGATCACGCGGGGAGCGTTGCCACGAGGATCGTAGAGGTACGGTATGGTGGTCGTCTCTGGCTCAGGCGAGGTGTAGGTAATCGACCTTGGACGGATCGTGATCCCATTCCAAGTGATAAACCCGCCAGCCGAGATGAAACCAGCCATGCTCAGGACACCCGAAAAGTAGCGTTGCCGCGGACAAGGTCACCCACGGAGGCGGACACGGACGAGGTCGAGATCGTCGCGTTGCCAGAGTAGGAGATCGGGCCAGTGATGGCCAGAGCACCGCTGGTGCCGCTCGTCAGGATGTCGCCGAAGTATTCAATCTGCACCTCGGCGTCCGAGGCGAACCCGCCAACGTAGATCCGACGGTCGTTCGGTGCCACGCCGAGATCGGTGGCATCGACGAGATCCTGGCTCTCGTTGATCGAGACGTTTGTGACCGACAGCGTGGTGCCGCCGAATGTGAAGGTGAGCCCCTGTGAAGAAACTGCCATTTCAAACTACTCCTTGAGGTCTGGCTACTGCTGCCAGCGTACTTGGTAAAGTTGCCTGACCTCGTAAGCCAGAGGCAACTGAGCCCCTGCACCCTGAGGTTCCACGAAGTCGTCGGTCTCGGATACGAGCCGTATATCTACTATTCTAGCATCTGCGACATCCCCAGGCTTGCCGTCCAGGGTCTCGCGGATCCTGTCACCAATATCCCGGGCCTCCGAAGAGTCCACGGCCCAGGCCGAGACCTGGATGTGCGTCATTGGGAGCCCCACAGGCCCCGAGTTGAGGGTGTCGTCGCCGCCAGTGTTCTTTCGGGCGTAGACCACAAACGGGAACTCGCCGCCGATCTTGGGTACGAAGATCGCGTAGTGCCTGTAGTCGGTCTTCCCGACAATCTGCGGGTCCGAGTTCAGTCGGTGGTAGATGAACATCTCGGGTGCTGACGGCATGGGTGTCCCTTAGTTGGAGAATGCGTTCGCGACGAGTAGTTCCTGCACCGCGTCGGCGATCAACCTGGTGGTGTTTGTGTGCTGCTCGCGAATCGCCTCCTGCATCAGCCCGAGGGCGGGCATCTTGCCGTAGGTATCGTTAGGCCCGAGCGTCATCGGGTGCATCTGGCCGTCAGGGCCAGTCATGAAGTCGTGGGTGTAGCCCTTGCCTTTTCTAGCCTGCCGCGTCGGCTCGTTCTTCGAGCCCATTAGGAAGTAGACGCCCTGCGACTCCTTGGCGAACTGGTCCGAGGACATCACGCGGTGACTCGACATCCTGTTGTTGATTGTCTTGTGCGTGTTGATGTACTGACGGCGTCCGCTCGAGCCAGGCTTACGCGGCTGGCTGCCGAACTCGACGAGCCAGGCGTGGTTGCCTGAGGGGCGGTCGTTCGTTGCCCCAGACGTGCCAGTGTTCTCAGGTCCAGCGATCGCGACCGCAGAGGCATCGTAGGCCTTGAACTTGATCTTCGTGGCCTTCTTGAGGTTGCCAGTAGCGTCGTGGATGGCAGCCTTCGCCTGGTAGCTCTTCTTGATCGGCTCGGCATCCTTGCGGAGCAGGTAGCGGAGTCGCTTAGGGTCCAGCTTATTGAACACTCGGTGGAACTCGGCGATGAGGTTGTCATAGCCCGTGACGTTGAC